CCTCAAAGAAGGTCACCATGTCAGCACCAATGTCATCAAACTTACCACCAAACTTCTTCTTAGCTTCAGCCACAGTCATCCAGTAGATGTGCCCAACAAAGCGCTGGGTGTCCCACCGCGTGGCGTTTCTATCCACAATTACCTGCCAGGGGGGCACAGCAACAGGAAGAACACGCTCATAAAGGTTCTCTCGATCCGTAATCGTCAGCTTTAGAAAGCTCATTGGGTAGATAAGCGCCATACGAGAGGCGTTCTCAATCTCATTCCGGCTATTGAGCAGGAAATGATTGATGATGTTCTGCCCCTTCTTGGTATCTCCCTTGCCTAAAACACCATTCTTCACCACAACAGCAGGATTCTTAGCAAACAAGGAAGCCTGGAAAGACTCAATATACCCATACCCATCGTTCGTCTGAATACGAATCTGGTTCAGAGCGGAATCCTTCTCAGTATCCCAGAAGTCCATCTCATAGACAGACTTGAAACGAATAAGCTCATCCCTCTTATCGCCCCAATACTTGTCGTGAGTATCAAGGATTACTCGTAAATCTTCCGGCTTCATCAGTAACCACCCGTCTTGTTCCCACCCCGAACATTCCAGGGCAGCGTTCTATTTGACTTCTTAGCCTTCATAGAAGCAATATGCTTCTCCATCATGGCTCTCTTCACTGAATGAGACACCATCAAAGGCATCCTTTCAAGCAAGTAATAGCACAAAGCCATAGAAATCGTCACATCATCATTCTTTCTCTTCGCTGCTTGAGGCTTATCCCTAATATAAACAATCGTCTTCAACTCATCCAAAACGTGCTGGTCCAACTGCGTAATAATCCCGTTGTCCACCACCTCCTTGATAGCCTGAAACAAAGAAGGTCTGGTCCCAACCGTTGTCCTGAACGGCCGACCCTTGTCATCCTTGTAGAGCCCCTTGACCTTGAGCTCCTTCAACTTGTGAAGAACCCATTGGCCATTACCGTTGCTCTCAACAATCACTTTCGGCTGGTGATACCTCGTCCACACCTTCACAATCTCTTCCGCCAGCTTCCCTGGAGGCGTCGTATTGCTAATAAAATGGTACACAGGTTGGCGCGTACTACCAGAAATCACCGTAATCGCAGAGAAATCCGTCTTCTTTCCCAAGCCACTACCAACATCAACACCCAAAACATAAGCCTCGCCCGGCATAGGGGGGGCATACTGCCTGTGCTCATGACTACCCATCTCCAACGGCTCAATCTTAGCCAGCGCAGCAGGGTCAAAGAACTGTACTCCCCTCGATCTAAACGCCTCCTCAATCGTAGCAGGGTACTCCCGTATGAACTTCTCCTGGCCTAAAGTCTTCAACTGCTGCTTACGCCAACACAACTGCTGCGTCGTAATCTGTAGCTGCTGCTGAACCATCTTCTCCACACCAGTCGGAATATACCAGCCAGGAATCTCCTCTACCCGGTAAGCATCATGGGCAAACCAAGGGAAGAACACCAACGTCCACCCGTTCTCACCCTTCAAAGCACCATCCACCAACTCGTGGAACTTATCACCAGGCGTATTCGGAGTGCTCTCAATAATAATCTGACCCTCACCGACAGCAGCCATAACCGTCGCCATCGTCTCCTCTTGATTGTCATAGAAAGCAAACTCAGAGAGATGAACACTATTCATAGCAAAGGACCGAGCACCACCCTTACCACTCGCCGTATGCGTTCTAACAGTCGCCCCTGAATCCTCAAAGGTCAGAGTCCTTGAGCTCGATTTAGATAAAGGACGCCTCAACTGAACAGGCAAATTATCGTAGAAGGTCTTCTCCATACGATGCAGCTCTTCAGCAGAATCCCGCGTATGAGAAATCACAGCGTACTGCTTAGGCTCACTCGCCATATACGTCTGCCAGAAATGCCAACCACGCACAAGCGTAGAGATTCCCATCTGCCTTGCCTTGAGAATAATCACACGATTGCTCGTCCTCAAAACATCCAACAACTTCTTCTGAGGCTCATTCAATTCAAAAGGAGAAAGCCTCTGCCTCTCCTTGTGCATAATCGTCAGCCTGGAAATAAACTCAGCAGGATCCTTTAGAAGGTCGCCAATCTCTGGGACACTCATTCTTTACTCATCCAGGCAGCCATAGCATCAGCATTACCCTTCATCTTCACCTTGCTACCACTCAACTGCAACTTTGCCCTGTCAAGCAGTACCTTGGCCGCATCCGTCTTCTCCTTGGCACTGCTCTCATCATCAGCCATCACAGACCTGAGCACCTCTACAGCCTCATGAACAGCATAGGAGAGAGCCAACTGAGCACCAGCAGCACGCTTGTCCCGATACACCGTCATCTCAGCAGAAAACTCCGGCTCCTTCGTCCACTTCCACACAGCAGAACGAGTCATACCCAATTTCTCAGCCGTTACCGCCATACTGTGGCCTGAAGTTAGCAGACGCAGCGCTTCTTGTTTCTTCTCTGGTAGTGCCATGGAAGAGAGTGTAACACATGAGATGTATCCGCAGATTTTTTGAGATGTATCCGAGGTTTGTAATACAAATAATGTTGGCAACAATCGGACTTCGTTTGGGGGGGCCCCTTCCCGCCTCGCCACTGTCCTCTGCGCGCGCGCCCAGGCTATGTCCCTACGCGGCCGCCTGTCTTCCTCTTATCGGTGCTGTGCCGGACAGAATATCCCCCACTATCAAAGCATAAGGGGGACCCCCTATCCCCCTCCCCTCGGGTTGCAATACCCCGTCTCCCTATCCCCCCATCTAACCCTATCCGCTAACCGTCCAAGGGTGTTAAACCAAAATACTTTCATCATCTATTCGATAGACTGCTAGCCTGGGTAAAACTATCTTCCACTTTTTTCTTTACAGACGGTTACAAATGTGAATAGTCTGAAGCATCGGAACAAACCGATAGCAACTAACAAACGAGAAACATCATGTCCAAACCCCTTTCAACCTTCTGTTCACAGAAAACCACCGATTGGTTCGGGTCGGTCAATCCGCTAACCGCTTCAACCTTGACCCATCGCCAGCTAAACAACTGGCTACGCCTAAACGCTAGTGGCGACTACAAAGGGCTGAAGCATCATGAATCCCTGTGGCTTGTCCTTTGGATTCTGGAGGGTAACTGATGTACAACGTCTTCTTAATCATAGCCGGCTACTATTTCGCTAGCGCCCTTGCTCACACTATCCTCTAACCCAACTAACTGGAGAATTACCATGCCAATCGTAACCAAACCTATAGCCCTTGCCCTAACTCGCTGTGGCATCGACCCTACCCTACCCCTATCGGAGCTCTTGCCACTATTCAAAACCACAGATAGCGGACGCAAGCGCCCTATCCTGGGTACGTCGGTCAAGACTGAGAAAGGCGAGAAAGCCGGTATCTTAACTGCCGTCGCCTATCTTGCAGCTAGCACCCTATCCGGTATTAACTTCTGCCCATGGGCTGGTAGTTGTGCCTTTGCATGCCTAGGTCATACGACAGGGCGTTTACGGTTCGAGCAATCACAAAAGGCTCAAGTCTTAAAGGCTCTTTGGTTTCACTTCTTTCCTGCTGACTTTATTGAAACGCTCAAAAAGGAAATAGCACGAAAAGAAATGGAAGCTATGTCGCAAGGAAAGACATGCGCTATCCGTCTCAACGGCTCGACCGATATCCTATGGGAGCGCTACCTTGATATGTCCGAGTTTCCCAACGTGCAATTCTATGACTATACAAAGGCTCGCCACAGTAGCCGGAAGAACCTAGCGCCCAACTATCACTTGACCTTTAGCCTTGATGAGAAGTCTAACAGTATGGCATGGGCTCAGGAATACCTCGACGCCGGCGGAAACGTAGCAGTTGTGGTAGCAGGCGAGCAAGGCACCAAGCTAGCTGCAGCTAAGAGGGCTGCCAAGCATATCATCACGAACGGATGGCGCGGCTATCCTGTCATCGATGGCGATAAGAACGACGCCCGATTCGAGGACAAGCCAGGACACTGGGTAGCCCTCTACGCCAAAGGTCAAGAAGCACAAGCCGATACCTCTGGCTTTGTTCAACGCATTGCAAGCTAACTCTCAACCCAACTAACTAACGGGGCGCAAGCCCCTAAGGATATCCCATGCAATTCTCTATCATCATCACCGTGCCCACTGGCTCTAACGGATGGAGCGGTACCATTCACCTTCCATCTATCCAAATGCATGCGCCAACAGAGAGAGACGCTACCGCTAGGATGAGAGACATCATCAAGCATATGCCAGAAGGCACCACCTTCTTTATGGTGGCAATCTAATGCGCCTTTACTCCCAAGCTATGGCTGGACTAGCAGCCTTCTACATCATCACTATCATTCTGTTTTCAATCTAAACTAACTGGAGAATTACCATGCCCAATTTAACATCCCACATGAATAGCTATAAAGTAAACGCCTAT